AACAATTTCAGAGATGGAACTACAAAGCCAAGTTGATAAGATTATAGAGAAAAAACTATTAATATTGCTTAAAGGAGTATTTGATGCTTAATAATATAATTGATGGAATATCTATTAAATTAGATAAAACATTTGGAGAGAGTTATACAATTTATAGTGAAGATGTGGAGCAAGGTATAAATGAACCTTGTTTTTTTATTGTTCCTTTAAATCCAAGCAAAGTATCCTATCCAAGTGGCAGGACATTAAAAAAGAACTCTTTTGATGTACATTATTTTCCAAAAAGTAATGATAAATCATTTGAAATAGATGAGGTAGCTGAGATGCTACTGGAGGAATTAGAGTATATAGAAATTGATGGAGATTTAGTCAGAGGTACAAATATGAACTTTGAAATTGTAGATAATGTACTTCATTTCTTTGTTGATTATAACTACTTTACTATAAAAAATAATGATATCAATAAGATGGATACAGTAGAGTTATTCGGTGGTTTGAAGAGAGGTGATAATTTTGAGTAAGACATTAAGTAAAGGAACCGATTACAAGTTTACTAAGGAGCAGATAGTTAATTCTAAGAAGTATATAAATAGAAAAGACTTATTAAATGCAATTTTAAAAGAAAATGAGTTATATTCCTTCTCAGAGGTAGAGGAAATAATAAATAGCTTTATGAAAGGAGTGAGTTAATTTGGCGTTAGGTGGAGGAACATTTGTAACACAGAATAAAATATTACCAGGTAGCTATATAAATTTTATCTCAGCTAAGAGGGCAACCAGTTCATTATCGGATAGAGGTATTGTTGCAATACCTTTAGAGTTAGATTGGGGCATAGATGAAGACGTATTTCAAGTAACCAGTGATGATTTTGAGAAGTATTCAGTGAAGTATTTTGGATATGATTATACTCATGAGAAGCTGAAAGGTTTGAGAGATTTATTCAAAAATATAAGGTTGGGATATTTTTATAAATTAAATAAAGGCGTTAAAGCCAGTTGTACTATAGCCACAGCAAAATATAGTGGTATCAGAGGAAATGACTTAAAAGTAACAGTTACAACAAATATAGATGATAATGCTAAGTTTGATGTTGTAACACTTTTAGATAATAAGAAGGTAGATACTCAAATAGCAAAGGTTATTACAGACTTACAAGACAATGACTATATCACTTGGAAGAAGGATGCAACACTAGAAGCAAGTGCAGGACTTGTATTTACTGGTGGAACTAATGGCGAAGCTGTGACAGGAGCAGAGTACCAAGCTTTCTTGGATAAAATAGAAAGCTATAGCTTTAATGCTTTAGGATGTTTGGCTACAACAACAGAAATTAAAAGTTTATTTGTAGAATTTACAAAGAGAATGAGAGATAAGGTAGGAGCTAAGTTTCAAACAGTACTATATAAGAAAAGTGATGCAGATTATGAAGGTGTAGTGTCTGTAGAAAATAAGATTAAAGATATTGGATTAGTAGAATCTAGTTTAATTTATTGGGCGGCTGGAGTTATAGCAGGATGCGATATAAATAAATCTAATACTAATAAAAAGTATGATGGTGAGTTTGATGTTGATGTTAATTATACACAAATACAACTTGAAGAAGCTTTAAAAACTGGTAAATTTATATTCCACAAGGTGGGAGATGAAGTTCATGTGTTAGAGGATATAAATACTTTTGTATCATTTACAGATGATAAAAATGACGATTTTTCAAGTAACCAAAGTGTTAGAGTACTTGACCAAATTGCTAATGATATTGCAACTTTATTTAATGAAAAGTATTTAGGTAAAGTTCCGAATGATAAGGCAGGAAGAATAAGTTTCTGGAATGATGTTGTTAAACACCATAAAGAATTAGAGAATATAAGGGCAATAGAAGATTTTAAAACTGATGATGTTAGTGTAGAGCTTGGAAATGATAAGAAAACTGTCATAGTATCTGATGCTGTTAAGGTAATAAATGCTATGAGTAAGCTTTATATGACTGTTTCAGTTAATTAGAGAGGAGAGTGATAATATGGCTCAAACAATAAATGCTAAAGATACAGTTAGTGCAAAGAAAGCTGAATGTTTTATAACTATAGAAGGTAAAAGATATAATTTTATGCAAGCTATAGATTTAGAGGCTAAAATGGAAAAAAATAAAAGTGAAGTTCCAATTCTAGGAAGAACAACAAAGGGAAATAAAACAACTGGGAGTACAAATACTGGAAGTGCAACATTTCATTATAATACTTCTATTTTTAGAGAATTACTTTACAGATATAAAGAAACTGGTGAGGATATTTATTTTGACATACAAGTTACAAATGAAGACCCTACATCTGCTGTAGGAAGACAGACAGTAGTACTTAAAGATTGTAATATGGACAGTGGAATAATTACTAAATTTGATGCTGATGGTGAGTATTTAGATGAAGATATGGATTTCACTTTTGAGGATTGGGAATTAGTAGAAAAATTTAATTTATTGGCAGGAATGGAGTAAAATACACATTTATAAATTATATATGTGTATTTTTTATATGAAAAATTAAAATAAAAGGAGATTAGAATAATATGAGTAATTTAAGTGCTTTTTTAAGTCAAAATGCAATAAAGGTTGATAATGTAAAATATGTAGCGAGTAACAGATTTTTAGATAAAGAAGGGAAACCAGTTGAATGGGAATTAAAAGTTTTATCATCTGAAGAAGACGAAGCACTAAGAAGAAAGTGTACTAAAAGAGTAAAAGTGATTGGTAACAATGGTAAGCATACTGGACAATATACAAGTGAAATTGACTACAATAGTTATGTAGCTGAATTATGTGTAGCATCTACAGTATTTCCAGATTTAAAGGATGCCGAACTCCAAAATAGTTATGGAGTAATGGGAGAAGCTCAGTTATTAAAGACAATGCTTACAGCAGGTGAGTATGTCAATTATACAGTAAAAGTGAATGAAGTCAATGGATTTGATACATCTTTTGAGGATAAAGTAGAAGAAGCAAAAAACTAATCAGAGGTGGCGATTTTGATGCTAGCATCACTCATTATTGTATTCAAAAATTAAAGTGGAAGCCAAGTGAATATATGAATTTAGAAGTTAATGAGAGAGCGTTAGCAGCCGCCTCAATACTTATAAAGATAGAAGATGAAGAGGAAGCAATGAAAGAAGCTGAAAGAGAGAGAAAGAGGGGACGAAGAAGATAGCAAAATAAAAAAATAAATATAGAATAGGTAAAATATGTAATAATTATATGTTATAATATTTTTAGCAAGAAGATGTAATCTACAATTTATAGAGTGGAGTTCATACTGGGATAAAACCTACTTCCTAATGAAAGGAGGTGGGAAGTATGAATAACTTTTTACTTAATGTAATAGCTGGCGTTATTGCTAGTTTAATATTTTGCTTAATTTGTAAAGTATTTCTAAAAGTAAAAAGCCACTCAACTCGTGGCAAGAGTAAAAGTGGCTGGGAATTTGATTTTAAAATCAAGTTCCATAAGTTCAAATAGATTCATTTAATTATGAACTTCACTCTACCGCAAAATAGATTGTAGTTCTTCTTGCTTTTATTATACCACAAATTAGAAAAAATATTGTTTATATAAAATAAAAAATAAAAATTTTTATTAAAAAATTGAAAACTTGATTATAAAGCAATTAATTTATAAAATATATATAAATAAGTAGGTATTTATTTACTTGAATTTCATTGTTTATATAAAAAAAATGGAAAAATATGTAATAATTATATGTTATAATAATTGTAGCAAGGATAATAATCGAAAGTGCGAAGGGTGATTATTTTCATATTAAACGCCAAATTCCAAATAAGGAAGGAGGTGAAATTATATGATAGGTTTTTTATTAAGCATACTAGCTGGTGTTATATCAGCTTATATTTATGACAAAATAAAAAATCACCCAGACGCCAATAAGGGTGATTTAAAAAAATAATTCTTTAAATCAATTTTGATGGAAATAGCTACTCTTGTATAAAGTAAATTATTTCCTTGCTTTTATTATACCACAAATTGGTACAGATATTCAAAAATAATATTTTTATGATATAATAAAAATGTAGAAGATTTTGCAGTGAGCAATATTTGCGATAAATTGAAGTTTAACAATTGAATACAAGGCATTGAGGGTGTGTGATAAATGTTATCAATTGCACTACTCATGGTTCACTGCAAATTTGAGAGAGATGCGTATGTGTAGGTATTGGAAATGCTAAGTTTATTTTGGGGTTTTAGATTAACTATATGGAATGTAAATTAAATATAGCTTCTTCTCCATAACTATAAGTTGCATGTTTTAGATTAACTATATGGAATGTAAATCCAAACGAATTTGTATTACTAAAATCATTCCACAACTGTTTTAGATTAACTATATGGAATGTAAATTAGCTTGATAGTATCCACCCTCCATGGCATTGTTTGAGTTTTAGATTAACTATATGGAATGTAAATTCAGAAACAGGAACATCAAAAGGAGGTTTAAAATCTGGTTTTAGATTAACTATATGGAATGTAAATTGCTGTGATTTCACTAATAAAACAATTAATAATTGTGTTATAGATTAACTATGTGGAGAAAAACTAAATAAACAAAGAAAGCACTTACAAATATGTAGGTGCTTTTGTTTTGCTCAAATTGGTCGGTTGAGTGAAATAATTAGAAAAAATTAGTAAAAACTAGTAAAAACTCTTGAAAAGTGTCGCGATACAATGTATAATTATATTATCGCGATACAGAAAAGAGGTGAAAATTATTACTGATAGCAGTAGAGCAGATTACTTCAAGCAGAGACGACAGAATAAGAAAACTTTTAGTGTTCTACTAGATAGAGAGAAAGTAGAAAAAATTGAAGAACATTTAAAAAAGCAGAACAAGACTAAAACTATTTGGCTTGAAGAAAAGATTAATGAAGAGTTAGAAAAAGAGGAATAAAAAATAAGAGACGTTCTCCCCGACCAAAGATTGAACATCCCTTATTGACGTATATTATATACACTAACTATAGTATACGTCATTCCTTAAAAAAATTCAATTAAGGAGTGTAATAGTTATGGAAAATTTAATAGTAAAAGAGTTTAATGGAAGTCAAATTTATACTTTTATGTGGAAAGAAAAATCTTGTTGGATAGCTAATCAAATAGTTGGATTATTCGATTATGCTGATGTATCTAAAACAATACAGGATTGCATAAAAGCAGAAGACTTTGAGATTGAACAAGAGTATGATGTATTGAAAGGAAATGAATTTAATGATTTTGTAACTACTTTAAATGTAGTCGCAAATAATATAATTAGTAATAAAGCTAGAAGTATAACTATTTTTTATGAAGATGGTTTGTATGGATTTTTACAATACACAGATAAACCAATTGGTGTACAGTTTAGAAAATGGCTTAGACGAGAAGTTTTACCAAGCATAAGACAAACTGGTGCATACATAACAAATAACGCTGACCCTCAAGCACTACGAGACAAGGCAAATGAAATAGAAAGTCTAGATACAGTTAACAAGACTATAGAAATACTAACACCATTCTTAGATAATGCTGGAATAGATGAAAAAGCAAAGTTACTTACAGCAAAGACTATCTACAAAAAGGCAGGAATAGAGTTACCTCTTGAAATAGAAGAGAAGGAACATTTCTTTGATACTGTACAAATAGCAACTAAGTTAAATGTTTATTCTAAGTCTAATAAACCTGCATTTCATGCAATAGGTGAAATTATTAAGAAGTTAGATATACAAGATAATGAAAAGTTAGTAGTACTAGAGAGTAAAAGAGGTTGGAGTGGAAGTGTTAATAAGTATTCACAGAGTGTAATAGATAAAGTGAGAAATTGGATAGAGGAGAATAATAGACCTACTAAGATTGCAGGTGAGAAGAAGAATTATCATGTAGTTTATAAGATTGAGTAAATTTATAAGATTGTATTAAATAATTTAGTTTAGTTTTGGGGGGATTAATACAATGCATGAGAATTTACTTGATATAGATAGAATAGAACTTATCAAAGAACTTGGAAATATCTTTGAAAAAATGAAAAATGAAAATCCGGATGAATTTTATAGATTTGTAAGTTTAGTGAAAGAAGAGTGTAGGAAAAAAGAAGAGAAAAATAAATAAATAGACAAATAAAGCACTTGAATATTTTACTGTTTCAAGTGCTTTATGTAGTAAAAAATGATATAATATAGGTAGGAGTTATATTAACTAAGTGGTATGTAAATGCTGTATCCTTTGCCCCTTTTGCTGCGTCACTCAAGGTTTTTATATTAACAATGTGGTATGTAAAGTCGTTTATCATTGCTAGCCTCGCATTCGTACTGGTCAATTTTATATTAACTAAGTGGTATGTAAATCATTCACTACAAAATATATATTCTAATGTATCATTCGTTTTATATTAACTATATGGTATGTAAACAATATATATAGCAAATCTGTTATATTAACTATGAAGGGTTTTATATTAACTATGTGGACTTAAAATTAAATAGAAAAAAGAAAGCACTTACTTAAATAGTAGGTGCTTTTGTTTTGCTTATAACTTTTCATCATCTTCATATTCCATAATATCACCTGGTTGGCAGTTTAAAGCTTTACATATTTTATCAATTACATCAAGTGAAACATTTTTATTTGAAGATAGTTTGGCTATTGTAGTAGAAGAAGCTCCTATTTTGAGTCTTAGTTCTTCTTTAGTTATACCTCTTCTGTTTAGTAAGTCAATTAGTTTAAAAAATTTTATAGACATGTTAATACCTCCTATATATTTATATAATACTATATATATTTATTAAAGTAAAGATATATTTATTAAAATAAATAAAAAGTATTGACATTATTTACTAAATAATGTATTATTAGAGTATAAAGATAAAGAAATCTTTATAAAGATAAAGCAATAAGGGATAAAATAAGGAATATTCTCTCTCGTCAAAGTTTAAATATTCCTTATGACATATAACTAATATGTAATATAATTATATGTCATTCCTTAAAAAAAATCAATTAAGGAGTGTATTTTTATGAACAATTTAGTATTAATTAACAACCAAGAGTTGCAGGTCAAGGAGTTTAATAATCAAAGAGTAGTTACATTTAAAGAAATTGACCAAGTACATGAAAGAACAGAAGGTACAGCAAAGAGAAATTTCTCAGAGAATAGAAAACATTTTATAGAGAACGAAGATTTCTTTTTTGTAAAAGCAAGTGATTTTGAAAAGTACGGAAATCGTACTTTAGAAATTCCTAATCGTGGATTAACTTTAATAACTGAAACAGGCTATTTGATGTTAGTAAAATCTTTTACAGATGACTTAGCATGGAAAGTACAAAGACAATTAGTAAATAGTTATTTTAGAGTTAAAGAAGAAATAAAAACATTAGAAGCAGTAAATGAGTCAATTAAATTAATAACTCCATTTTTTGAAGATTTAAAAATTGATAAAAGTATGCAATTTCTTGTTGCTAAAACATTTTTCAAAAAAGCAGGAGTTGATATTCCACTTGAAATTGAAGAAAAGGAACATTTTTATGATACAAAACAAATTGCAAGAAAGTTAGGACTTTACACAATGTCTAATAAACCAGCATTTATGGCAGTTAAGCAAATTATAAGAAAGCTTGATATTAAAGAAGATGAAATGAAAACAGTATTAGAAACGAATGGCAATTGGACTGGTACTGTAACAAAATATTCTAATAAGGTTACAGAAAAGGTCAAAGTGTGGTTGAAAGAAAATAATAATCCTATCTCAATCAAAGGAGACAAGAAAAACTACTATATATTGTATAAAAATAATTAGATTTTAGTTTAGTTTTGAGGGGGATTAATACAATGTATGAGAATTTACTTGATATGGATAGAATAGAACTTATTAGAGAACTTGGAAGTATCTTTGAAAAAATGAAAAATGAAAATCCAGATGAATTTTATAGATTTGTAAGTTTAGTGAAAGAAGAATGTAGGAAAAAAAGAGAAAGAGAATAAATAATATAGATAAAGCACTTATAAGTACATAAAAGTGCTTTATCTTCCAAAATATGCTATAATTGTAGTATCAAATATATAGGGTGATTACGCATCCTAAGTGTGAGATTATTCCAAGCAATTGGAATTGATACTCACAAAGATGATTACTAAATAAAGTAATTATCACCGTCCCAATAAACATTGGGTAAAAACATCTGAAATTTAAAAACACTTGGGATAAATTTGATTAATGTTAGTATTTACAATGGTTATGTTGTTTTATTTTATTTAAGAATGTGCATTTTTAAGTGGTTGAAGAATAACATGAGATGTTTTTAAATAGTATTAGAAATACTTCGCTTGTTTGGAAATCATAAGTTGAAGAATAACATGAGATGTTTTTAAATTCATCTAAAAGTTTAGCCCAAGTTTGAACTGCTATCGTTGAAGAATAACATGAGATGTTTTTAAATCTATCTCTTCTTTTACCTTCTATAAAATTTAATTGTGTTGAAGAATAACATGAGATGTTTTTAAATCTATTAGTTACTTTATAGCTTACATAGTAAATGCCTGTTGAAGAATAACATGAGATGTTTTTAAATACTGTTTCTCTGTTCGAAGTATGTGCTACATCTCCAAGTTGAAGAATAACATGAGATGTTTTTAAATGAAAGCCACGCTTGCGCATTAGACTGTTTGAAGTTGGTTGAAGAATAACATGAGATGTTTTTAAATTGAATAAATTCTTTTGTATTTTTATCAAAATACGGCTCGTTGAAGAATAACATGAGATGTTTTTAAATATGTGTTGAAGCAGAAGCTTTTGAGAATGGTTTAGAGTTGAAGAATAACATGGGATGTAAAAATAAATATTTATATAAAACACTTACTTAAATAGTAGGTGTTTTTTAATTGAAAGGATGTGATTATAATGTAAAAATTTTGAAGATATAGTATAATATTCTTATAAAATATAATTTAGGGGGATATTATGAGAGAAGGAAAGAGAAGAAGAGGATGTCTATTTTGGTTTATTCTTATTATTTTATTTTCTGGAGTTGTTGGAGCAATAGCAGGGAACAGTACTAATAATGAAAGCACTGAAAAACAGAAAGAGGATTTAACTAAATATATTGGTGAAGAAGGTAGTATAGGAGATTTAAAATTAACTGTTAATAGCATTTCAAAAGCTAGTGAAATATCAGTAGCATCTGGTTATTTAGCATACACTCCAGATAGTGGCAAATATGGTATTATAAATTTAACAATAAAAAATCAAACTAAGGAAAGCCAATCTTTTATGCTAAATTCATTCACATTAATAGGACCAGATGATTCAAAATATGTTCCATCTTTATTGATTGATGTAGGAAATAAATATATAACTATGGATACTGTAAATCCTAATTTAGATGTAACAGGTAATATTGCATTTGAAATTCCTAAGGATTTACTAGTTTCTGATTGTAAACTAAAATATAGTGGTTCAGAGCAAGAATTTATATTAAAAGAAAAATAATATATAGATTTAAAAATATGAAGCATTTACTTTAAATAAGTAAGTGCTTTTTTAATTGAAAGGAGGTGATAATAATGTAAAAATTTTACTTATATAGTATAATTACATTATAAAATTATTGTACTGGGGGGGAATCTTATGGGGTTATTTGGAAAGAAAAAAGCAGATATATGTTGTATTTGTAATACTGAGATAGGAGTACTGAATATTGAAGATGGTTGGATATGCAATTCTTGTTTTAAAGAATATTGTGATGCACTTTCTATGACTAAAGCACCTAAAATTTTAAGAAAATTAGATATTGAAAAGACTATATCATCAACTAAAAAAAATAATGAACTTCAAAAAATATTTAATACAACTAATAATATAGAAAACTATATAGAATTTGATGAAGATAATAAAAAATGGTTTGTGTCTAAAAAAAGTATAAACGATAAAAAAACTCCTATCATTCATTCTTATGAAGATATCGTGGAATTTGAACTTCTTGAAAATGGTGAAACTGTAACTAAAGGAGGAATAGGAAGAGCTTTAGCGGGAGGAATTTTATTTGGAGAAGCAGGAGCTATAGTTGGAGGGATAACAGGTAAAAAAACAACAAGAAAAGTTGTTGATACATTTAAAATTAAAATAACAATTAATAATATTGATAATCCTATTGAGTATATCGAATTAATTAATAAAAAAACAAAAACTAATTCTAGTGCTTATGAGAAAGCTTACAAAGATGCCCATAAAATTTTATCAATATTATCTGCTATTACACAAAGCATTAAAGAGACAGACAATATAAATACTAAATCTGTAGCAGATGAGATATTAAAATATAAGAATCTTTTGGATATGGAAGCTATTACACAAGATGAATTTAATACTAAGAAAAAAGAATTATTGAATTTGTAATATAATAAACACTTACTAATGTAGGTGTTTTTTTATATGGAAATTTATGAAAGGAGAGTGAGGAAATGGCTACAATACAAACTTCAATAAAGATTTTCGACGGAATGACACCAGCATTTCGTAATATGACTAATTCTATTAATACAACAATTAATAGTTTAGAGAGATTGCAAGGCAGATTGAATAATCCACTCAATGCAGGTAATATACAAGCTTCTCAACAAAGTTTGAATAACATAGAAAGTATTCTCACAAGGATAGAACAGAAAATTGGAAGAAATACAAATGAACAAGAAAACTTTAATAATAAAATAAGACAAGGTAGTGAAGCAGGTTCTCTATTAGTATCTAAACTCAAAAGTTTGGCTGGCATATATATTGGAATAAGAGGTATAGAAAGTATTACAAAAGCAGCAGATACAATTGCAAGTACAAAAGCA